ATATCTAGATTACCACCTAGTTGTGGAGTATCATCTTCTGAAACATTATTTAATGCACTAGATGTAGCTAATCCTGCCACAAGAACACTTCTTGCAACTTTTTTTAAACCTCCGCCAGAGGCATCCACTGCTAATAAAGTATCTCCACTTGCAATAGTGGATATCGCTGATAAGTCACCTACAGCTTTTGAATCAAATTTGTTACCGTCTGCAACTAAAATGTTTCCTGCCGTATTAGTTCCTAAAACAATACTTGTTCTTGTTAAAACACTATGTATTTCATCACTGCCATCAACATAAATAATATCTTTATTACCAGCTAACACTGTGACTGTTGCTCCACCAGAGCCAGCTGTACAAATTACAGAGCCATCTGAGCCATTGTTTATATAATATGTTTTTTGTTTATTTGGAAAAGTTACTGTTCTTGTTGTGCCAGGTGAGCCTGTAAATTTAATAACTGCGTGTCTACCATTGTTATCTGCAGTGCCATCAGCAAAAGCTAATGTAACATTACCAGATGCAACGCTAACTTCTACGTATCCACCAATAGCATCATCGAGTAAATCAATAAGTGAATCGTTTAAAACGTCACCCCACGTTCCTATATTTTCTCCATCGGTTTGTTTTACAAAACCTAATTGTGTAAAATCAGACATTTAATTTGCTGTCCCCACTGTCCATGTTTCCGTTCCTCCAGAAGTTGTATTTATTAATGACCATAATTTAGCCGTTCCTATTGAGCTTGCAATTGAACTACCAGTTGCTGTGTTAATTAAAGCTGTGCCGTTTATATTGGTAGATAAATCTGCTAAACTTATACGAAAAGTATCGTATCCAACTTGATTTACAAGTGCACTACCAAATACTACTTCAGCTCCCACTGCTAGTGTTGCTGCGATGCCAGTTTCTGGTAATAAAATGCCGTCATTCCATCCATCATCACCATAAGCAGCAGCATTCCATCCTGCAATTCCAGAAGCCATTAACTAATCCTAATTAAAGCTGTGTTGTGAGCAGCAGATGGAAATTGCACCTGAAAAGTTCCATTAGATGATGAAAAATCAGAACCAAAATCTAATACTGCTATCGCTGCGTTTGATTTGCTATTATTGTATATTAAGGCACCTCTTGCAGTAATTGTTGCTGATGTAAAACTTGGGTCTGCTGCATCAAAAAAAGCAACATTATTAGTTCCATCTAATGAAACCGCTTGACTTGATAGTGTAGCACCACCAGCTGTGTAACCCGTTCCAGAAACTTCGTTAGAAGTAATATAAGCTGTTGTATCTTTATTTAGTGTTGCACTTGATGTGTATAAAGCTATTTTTAATGTGTCTCCAGCGTTTCCTAAGTTTTGTGTTCCATCTAAACAATCTTGTTTAAATGCGTTTGTTAAAGTTTGTGTTATTGCCATGTGTTATCTCCTTATTGTGTGTTGGCTTTTAAATAATTTTCTCCCATTACGTTTGCGGGAGCTGTAAAGTCATCTCTTCTTCTTCTTCTAGCTTGGTTGTTAACAGACTCAACTGCAGCTTGATATCTTGTTGTGTAAACAGCATAGTCTTCTCTATTTTTTGTAAATGTGGCAGCTTCCATAAGACACCCATATAATAATAAATCTTGTGCATTTTCTGTTAACCAATTAGTTGCATTACTACTAGATAGTTCTGCTAATCTTCTTGAGTAAGTCATTTCTACTATTAAATCTGCATTAGGTGTCGGACCTACTAATATTGCTGTATCAGAATAATTTGCCCAATACTTTGGTGTCCCAGTATTAGAAGTATTTGGTGAATAATCGTATATAAATTCATCAGTTCTTTCTTCTAAAAATTTTCTGTTGCCGCTTGAATCTAAATATAAAAAATGAAATATAACTCTAGCATCAACTGGCTTACTTACAAATCTGTCCCCAGTATTAAAAGTAGAATTTGCAGATTCATGAAATGCGTAAGGGTCTACATCTCTTGCAATTCTGTGTTCTGCTAAAGATATAAAAGTAGATGTTTCGTTTGAAAATTCAGTTCCATCGTTTTCCATCCAATCTTTTAAATCTTGAGTTAAAGTAGAAAAATTCATTGTTGCCATATTTTATCTCCTAACCCACATCATCTATTAAAGCCGCAACTATACAATTTGCAGTTGCGTCACCCACATCACCAATGTCTGAAGAAATTGCGTGTAAGTCTGCAACTGTTACATTTGGTAATCTTGCAAACCACGATTGACCTGGTCCTATAAATATACCATCAACTAAACTATTGACTGCTGTTCCTGCATCTATTGACAACATAATGCCATCTGCAGTGCTTTGATTTTTTATAAATAGAAATTTTATCTTATCTCCTGTAGCAACTGCTGTAGGTGCAGTATCTTGGTCAACTGCAGTATAGTCTAAAAAACTACCTGCTATTAAATCTGCACTTGTTGTGGTAACGGCAGTTAATTTATAATACCATTTATCGTTAACATCATCAGGGGTAACTGTCATAGAACCGCTAATAGTCTTAGCTATTTCATCTGGTAATAGTGTTGCTGTAAGTGTTATTGATGCATCATTTGCCATTATTTATCTCTACCTAGTTTTTTTAATCTTTCTTCATATTTTTGCACTTCATTTTCTTTAGGTTTTCTAATAAATCCTTTTGTTGGATTTATTACATATGTCATTTTAACTGGTTTTACTACTGCGTCTGCCATACTAACCTTTCGTGATTTTGAATTCTAAACCCTGTATTGGGATTACTACATTTTTACTTTTTTGGGAAGTTGAAGTGTTTCCAGAGTTCTCCTGTGTATTTGTGAGAACCGAAGTGCGTGAGCTTTGAACCGATGTCGGCATATATTTTCCCACCAATTTTTTGCCATCTTCTTGAGAAAGCGTAATCTTCTGATAAGTATCTGTCATTTTCATCTTTCATAGTATCAAAAAATAAATACGTATTTTCTGAGTCATATTCTTTTCCGTTAATAATTTGGTCCGATTTATAATACAAGTCAGGATACTCTTGTTTCATCTTTTCTAAGCAAGAGCGTTTGATAAGCATAAATCCAGTAGCTGCGTCTAAAATTTCTGCAAATCCTTTTGTTAATTCTATATTTTCTTTATCTGCAAAATTTAAAACATAAGGATGACATAAATTTCTATAATCTTTTTTTTCTTCTATAAGTTTTGGTATTAAATCCCAACTTATTAATTTCATAGGGTAAGGAGAACAAGTTACTTCTTTATCAAACTCTAAATGTCTTTTTAAAGACTCTGCCTCAAATCCAATATCAGCATCTATAAATAATAAATGGGTTGCTTCTTTATTGTCTAAAAAATTAGCTACTAAAGTATTTCTAGCTCTAGTTACTAAAGACTCTTGACCTAAAGTTTGTATATTAAGTCCGATTTCTTCTTTTCTACAAAAATTTTGTAATTCTAGTATGCTGTGAAAATACTCTTCAGTCAACATACTACCGTAGCAAGGTGTTCCTACGAATATATTTACTTTATCAGACACTTATAGATTCTGTACCTAAGTTTGTCGTTAATGTCAAGGCTGTTATTAATGGTGTAGCATTAGCTGAAGTAAAAGTTCCTGTTACTTTTACGTCAGAGTTGCTTACTCCCAGGCTTGCCATTAAACTAGATACAGAGCCGTTTTCTAATTGCTCCGATGGTAATAATTTTTTTGGTGGACTTGCGTCTCTTAATGCTTGTGCATCAGGTTTTTGTTTTCTAGGCTCCAGTTGTGGATGTTTTGATTCAAATTCAGACTTATGAACAAAAGCACCATTCCATTCTTTTCTCATCTCATTGTATGGGAATGCCATACCGCTTCTATCTGAGATAGCCTTAGCATATTTTCCTGATGCATATTTCATATGTTATATCTTAAATCTGGTCTTATAATTAAATCTACTTTTTCCCTGTTGTCTTGCATTGCTCTTTGAAATTCTTCTTCATAAAGCATTTTTAATTCTTGTCTTCTTGGCATTTCAATCTGTGGTCTTTTTAAAGATAAGTAGTAAGAAAGTCCACTAATTGCACAAGGTAAAAATCTATCTGGAATATCAATATTTTCTGTTGAAGCAGTAATATCTTCTATTCTTCTTCTTTCATTGTATTTAAAAACTTGAGTAGAGTCATCTGGAGTTGGATACAGATATATAACTGGTGTTAATTGTTTATCTAAAAAGTATTGACTTGGTCTAGATTGGTCAGATTTATTAGGTATTTTTAAATAGTCATCACGACTTATTCTTTCTAATTGAAAATCAGTTACAGTTGAATCAGAATTAGTAATTTGTATTACTGCCTCTTCAATATCAACAGTGTGTGTATTTAATGTATAATTAGCTGTTCCTGAAGTTAAGGATTGTGTTGACTCGGTAATTGTCCATAGTTGAACACTTCTGTTTAACCACTCTTGTAGTAAAAGATTTAAAGACGTTCTACCTTGCTGTGCTTCCTTCCCTGTTTGGGGTTCTCCACCAATCCTTGAGAATGCTTCCTCAATTATTTGGTCAACAGCTAATGTAAATGTTCTTGTTCCAGAAGTTGCCATAATTTATCCTAATATGTTTTACTTAATTTTAAAACAATTGTGTAGTGGTCTCCGTCAGTGTGTCCTGTAGTTGTTAATAGTAAGTCACCATTAACACCAGAACCAGCATTATTTGTAATTCCACCAAACTCTTTAACATCTATGTGACCTTGAGAAGTTAATGCTCCATTAGCACCTAGTGTTATACAATTAACATTAGTTGTTGCATTCCACAATAAATCAACTCTCATTCCAAAAATGTCATAATAAACTTCTTGTATTGCAACTCTAGAGCAAGCCTCTCCATTGCTGTCTGCCAGTAAAGCAGAAACATCTACTTTTGCTACTGCACTTTCTCCACTACCATCTGATATATTAGTAAGTTTTACTAAAATACTTTTAGCACCTATATTATCATTAATGATTTGTGATGTTACTACGTCTGCCATTTAATTCCTCCTGTAAGAATAATTTTAACTTCATTTCTTATAATAATAATAAACAAAGATATTTTTTCACAAATTTTTATTTTTGTTTTATTCCTAATAAAAAGTGGGGTTTTTACACCCCACTCATAATTAGTATTAGCCATTAGCTTTGTCTACTGCCATTCCAGTTATTCTAATCCATAATTTTCCTGCTGTGTAAGCCGCATTAGTTGCTGCTCCTGCAGTTAAAAATAGAAACTTCTTCGCTGCCGCTAAATCAGCACCTGCGTCAGCAGTTGCATAGAAACCTAAAGTTAAGTCACCATTGTTAAGTAAGTTTGTTCCACTAGTTAAACCCACGTCTTCTGCAGTTGTAGATGTAGCTGAACAATCTAAGTTAATATCTGGGTCTCCACCTGTAGGTACTTCTGTACATCCAAACTCCACTAACATTGGAACTCCGTTTACTGAGTGGTCAATTTCTGCAATGTAGCAACTTGCTGCTGCTGCAGTACCAATTGCGTCACCTGCTGCTCCACCTGAAGATGCTCCACCATGTAAGTCAATTAAAATATTAGTAGTGATAGTACCACCAACTTTATTTACAAAAGTGTTAATTGCGTCATCAGGAAATCCTGCTCCGTGTGCCTTTGGTGTAATGTTAAAAATTGTTGCTGCGGTACCTAAACTTGCGTTGTTAGCTCCTACAGTTGTTCCTGATTCAACAATATTATCTGTTCCACTTGTTGCAGAAGTTTGAATATTAAATGATGATTCAGAAATAGCACCAGTTGTGCTGTTTTTTGTTATTTGTTGAAAGCCATTTTCTGACCTTACTTTTCCGTTAAATGTTGTGTTAGCCATGTTTTTCTCCTTGCCTGTATAGGGCATTTATAAAACAGTCTCTATACCGTCTATTAAATAGTCTGTTTTATTATTAATAAATAGAAAAAAGGGGGGTTTGGTTACCCCCCCTTAGTTGTACTTTATGCTCCAGGTGAACCGAAGATACATCTCCAGTCACTGAATCCGAAAGAATATCTTTCAGACGCTTTAAATCGCATATTTCCTGTTTCAAAGTCTGGCTCCATAGAAGTTTTTAAAGCTCTTCTTTGGAACATTTTAAGACCTGTGTTTGTCATATCAGTTAAGATAAAGAACGCATCAGTGTCAGTTAAGTAGTGATTTACTGCATAACCTTCTGGAAGCATTCCCATGCTTCTTAATGCGTTTGTATCGTTATCTGCTGTACCAACTCTTAAATCACTTTTCAGAATTCTCTGAGCTGTGAAAGCTAAGTCTTTTGGTATAATCAATTTACGAGCTTGAACTGCAACTGGGATGTTTCTGTCATCTGTAAAACCGCCAATAGAAATTATTGCACTTTCTAAAGATGATTCAGATAAATCCGCAGCAGTTGTTAGTTCGTTTGATTGATTACCAGCTGCAAGTGTTGGGTGGTCAGTAGCACAAAGCTCCTTACCATCTCCACCTACAAAGCTAGAGCTAAATGCATTGTTAAGTACGTTAGCAGCTTTCACTTGTTTT